CGCCAGGCACGCAGGCGCTACCGGCGAAGTGATCTATAATGTCGGCCACCCGCTCTCTTAATGCAGGGTCTTGGTTATTGGTGGCGTCAGTCATATCGTGACAGCTCCTCGGCAAAGATTTGAATAGAGACCTTTCCCCAGTGGTAATCCGGGTCGCCAAATCGGATACGCGCATCGCTTAGAGCCATTCGCGCAGAAAGGGCGGCTGTGGTTGGGTCGAAACCTATTGCATGAAGCTCCTTGGCAAGTGCCGCGTGCCATCTGTGGCGTTTCGGCAACCACTGTTTCGGAAAATGCTTTTTGATCTGTCTGGCTAGCTCACCCATCACTCGCCTCCATAGTGTCGCGGGCGGCGCGGAGAAAGTCAGCACAGCCAGCCTTCCAGTCCTTGCCGACAGCATCGCCCTTGATCAGTTCGACGCCAGCTTTTAGCGCCCCTTCCAATCTCTCCACACGCGCTCTTAGAGCGTCGCGCTCGGCGGTGAGGCTCGCAATAATGGTGTTCTTTTCTGCCAAGGCGTCCCACGCTTCAGCTTTGTCTACGCTGTCTTCCGTCATCATTACGAAAACCCTCTCGAATTTATCTTCCGGCCCTTGGGCCAGCGGTTAGCAGATTGAAGCTTTGAGCCGTTGCGTTGCTCTTTGATTTCGCGCTTTTCGCTGATCGTCATGCAGGCGGGCTCAAAGCGATCATACTTCGCCGAGTCACTGACTTCCTGCTTGGCTTCCTCTGCATTGCATTCAGATGACCATAGCTGGACATTGTGAGGCATGTGGCCGGGAGATCCGGTCTTTGCTTTGAGGTGCTTGCGGTGGGCAATTATGATATTGCCAGCCACTAGAGGGACTTCGCACCGGCACTTGTCACAGGCGCAGCATCCCCGCTGAATAAGCCACAGCCCCTCGACAGACACGGGAACGGCAGGCAGGTTGTCCTTGCGAGCACGAGAACGGTTTGCGACCTCATTCTTGTGAAGGCGCTGACGCTCTGTTTCTGGAAGATCTAGCCAGGGGGTCATGCCGCTTGCGCCTCTGCCCCTGCGAGCTTCGCCAGCATCGCCTCAATCTCCTGATCAAAGATAATGACAAGGCTTTCAGCGTTTAGAATATCGTCGGCGTTGCGCTCGATCCGAATGCGCTTGGTTTGCAGGTGCGGGGGAAAGTCTGGGTTGTAATAGAACAGATCATTCCACTTGCGCCCGGTGCAGGCCATCTGCGCCTGACACTGCCAGTAATACTCTGGCTTAATCTCGCCGGTCATCAGAAAATCAAAGTGCGCTTTAGGCTGCGGGCATTTGATTTCGACAAGCCCGTCAGAGCCTACCAGGCGGTCAGGGCTGGCACCCATCGCCTCAATGGTAGGATGTGGCACAAAGTCAGAGAATGCCAGTTCTGCGCCCGTTTCCATTGCGTAGGCGAGGGCGGCTTCAGGCTCGCGCGCTGTGCCGGTTTCCATTGCTGGCGTGACAAAGTGGTCAGCCGCTCGGCCCGTAAGACGCTCTAGGGCGATCTCTGCCCGATAGTCTTCATAGCTGGAGTATGGATTACCGTCTTTCTTGCGGCGGGCGATCTTGTGAAGGCTTGAAGCCGTGATCCGTCCTACTCTTTTCGCAACCCATGCGGCGGCTTCCTGCGGATTATCCATTGTTTTTCTCCCGCACTTTGACCCAGTGATTGAGCTGGCCAATCATGGTTTCGAATGCCTCCGCAGGGACGTTCTCAAGCTCGGTCGCGCCAAATCCGCGCGTTCCGGCCCACGTCAGGATTGTGCTGTCATCCTGGCCGAGCTTCCCGAGCGCATCGCGCACTTGCTTGACCTGATCATCAGTGAGGGTTTCGCCTGATGCGGCGTTAACTGCGTCGTTGTCTTCGCCGCCCGTTTGAATGCCAAGGATGTTGGCGAACGTGTAACGCTTGCCATAAGCGACAGTTGAGCCGCGCGCCTGCACATTGTTTTTACTGCCTGACGTGTCGAGCGGGAGGCGCATTGTGTCGCTGTCGCTATGCCCGTTACGGTGAGACAGAATGCACGTAATCTCAACACCGCTGTCAATGTCATTGACCTTAAATCGAGTGCTGAACCCGTGCGCTTGCAGGATAGGGCGCGCCATTGCCTGCATGTCTTCAAGTTTGGCGTATCGCGCGTTCTGATGGCCCTCGCCAAGCTTTGCCACCGCTGGCAGGCTGGGCTGCATTTCAGCGAACGCGCTTTCAAATTCCCGGCGCGCATCTTCTGCCCGCTCATCGCGAGCCATAAGCCGCAATTGCTCGATCATTTCGACAGGCATACCGGCGAACGCGGCGCGCTCTACTATGCTTGCGTCTTCTGGCAGGTAAGCGGCCAGATCCGCCTGCGGTGCTTCGATCAGTGCTGTGTCAGCCATCTACAGGCCCTCCATGCTTTCAAATATTTCAGCCTTGGCCAGCTCAGCATCATGGGCCTCAACTGCTTGCTCGTGAATCAGCATCGCTGCATTAACGTCAGCGAGGGCTTTTTCAGCTGCTTCCCGCGTGGCTGTGACGGCGTTGAAAATGTCCGCGCCCCTGAGATGCCGAAGATACGGGCCATCATTTATCGGGTGCTGGGCTACTCGTGCGGATAGGTTAAACATTGCCAATCGCCTGCTTGATTTCATCGAGCCGAGCGGCTTTTACCTGAAGGTCTCGCATGCTCTCGATGTGCTTTGAAACAACTGGCTCAATCGCGGTCATAAGCTCTTGCAGAAATGCGCGCGTTGCGTCTCCATTGAGTGGCTTTGCAGCGCTCTTGCGGGCCTCTCGGGCGTCCTGCGTAAATCGCCAAACTGAGCCGTCAGCGCATTTCCAGCCAGCTTTGCGCGCGGCGCGAGCAATCTGCTTGTATGTCAGACCGCGCTCGAACGCCTCAAGCATTGCTTCGTTGCGTGCGGCATGTCCGTTAAGGCTCTTTTCTGGAATTGAAATATGCATGGTATTTTCCTTTTTGCTTGGGTTTTTGAGGGGCATTAAACTTCCTCCAGTTTCGCGATAAAGCGCTGGTTTGAAACATTGGCGGCGTGGTCGATTGCGGCCATATACTCAGCCCACAGCTCGGTAACGTCTTCGCCTGCGTGATATGCTCTGTGATACGCCTCAAAGGCGTCATAGCTGGCTTGTGCTGCCGCGCTCAGATCGTCGAGTGTAGGGACGGGCTTAACCGCGTCTCTGTACCAATTCGGGGTGCATTCTGGGTAAAGGGTGATTACGGGCTGGGTCATCACGCAAACTCCCGCGAACGCTTATAGGCGTTGCCGGCAAAGTCGCTCGTACACTGATTGATGATTTCGGCGATTACGTCCGCTTCGAGATCGTCAGACAGCGGGTCAACGTCAAAATCGTGAAAGGTTTGAAGCTCGGCGAGTCCTGCACCTGAAAGGCAGACTGCCAGATATGCGCGGTAAAGCTCGTGGGCTTCTATGTATGCTTGAGTTGGCATTGAGTTGCTCCCGTTGTGTGAGAGCAACGTGCACTATATGCACATAGCGGTCAAGCACTAAATGTGCAAAATATGCACCTTTTTATGTGCCGGTCTTTTTCGGGGCTCCGGCAAACGTTTTCAGAATCGTAAGTGCTCGCTCGCGTTCGTGCTCGGGTATTGTATCCCAGACAGACCATATTCGCTCAGGGGTTGTGGGGTCTCGGACAATTAAATCAGCGGGCTCGCACATTAATGCCTCTGCGGCTGCTTCTAAGAAGCCTTGGGAGTATTGCAGTTTTCCGCGCTCGATCTTCGAAACGATAGTTCGATCAATGTCGAGACGGTCCGCAAGCTGTTCTTGCGTAAGTTGTCTGTGTTTGCGCCACTCCTTTAGGAATAAGCGCTGCTTCGGGATGTATCTTGTCATTCTCCATTATCCGCCCATGGCCACTATCGGACTATGGCACCCTTTGCACAAATGTGCTTGACATGCACCGTGCATGTAGTGCACATATTTCTCATGATGATTTCAGATTGGATGCAGGCCCAAGGCCTAAAGGACGCGCAAGCCGCCGAGCTATTCGGTTGTGAGCGCTCTCACTTTTCGAAGGTTCGCCGTGGTAAAGTTCGCCCCGGCACTGATCTTTGCTTGAAGGTCAACGAGGTGACAGGGATTCCGCTTCATGAGCTGCGACCTGACATCTACCCTGAACCGCAGGCGGCATAAACCATGTCGCGGGGCACAAACAAAGATTGTCAAAACTGCGAGCAACACGGGCGCTATCGTGTCCCTGCAACGCAAGTTTATCGCGGCTTCAATGGCGAGACCACATTTGCATGTGACGCCTGCCACGCTGACGCGCTATCTCTCTTAGAGGTTCTGCGCCGCGCCAAATCCTTCGATAATTTCGGCGGCTATACCTATGACCCGGAACAGGACCGCGAGCGGTTGTGCGGTCAAATGGAAGAAGTTGTCTTGCTTATGTCTGACGGCGAATGGCGCACGTTAGCAGATGTAAAAAAATCAGTCGGGTGCAGAGAGACTGCCGCTAGCGCCCGCCTGCGAGATATTCGCAAGATTTGGGGCAAGGGAGCGATGCAATCCGAGCGGGTTAAGGGTGGCCTCTGGCGATACCGCAGCCTGGTGAGGGTGGCGGCATGACCCGTAAAGAGAGCCGGATTCACCACATGTTCGAGAAGCGCTTTCCAGAGCTTGCTCAGCGCTGCCGAGAAAATGCTGTCGAGGTCTACATTAAGCAGGGCAGGCGACGGGACATGCTTGATTTGCCGACCTGGCATTTGTCATATCGAGGCTATCAGGTCAGCGGTTACAAATACGACTCGCTCGAGCATCCATACACGATTGAATCGCTCAAGGAGCGGCTGAATAAAACCCTTGATATGCTGGAGGCGGGTCGCGCAGAGGTGGCCAGATGGTCACGCGAAAAGCGCGCGCTGCACGTTCTGGATTTGCTGAGTGAGTGTGACTTCACTTCTCATTATCGAGAGCCCGCATACCGAGCTGGCGCATGGTACAACGCCTATCATGACAGCGGCGATTATGCGCATGCGCTTGTGAATGGTCGCTTCAAATGTGTTGGTGTCCGGCTCTGGGATGAAACAAAAGAGCTGGTGCGCGTTAATGACGGTGACGATCTGATCGATCTAGCTCGTCAGCGTGTCTCCGAAATGGAGGACGCAGCATGAAACACCCAAAACTCAACAAAAAAGATCACGAGCTGCGCCGCAAACTGGTGCGCAAAATGGGCGCAAAGGCTGCTGCTGATTTCGTGGTCGCAAAAGCACTCGATAGAGAAAGGGCAGGGAAGAGATGACCAAGAAACCGATGCCCAAAGCGGGCGACAATTTCAGACTGATTGGGCCTGTCGCCCGTGAAGTCGTCGAGAATTTAACTAAGAAACGTCGGGGCAAAGACGATGCAAAACCTACCAAGCAACCCAAGCGCTGAAGCTGCGCTCATTGGCTCCGTGCTGTTCGATAACAGCAAGTTCTATGAGGTTCGGGACGTTGTGAGCGCCGATGCGTTTCATTCTCCCGCTCACGAAGAGATTTGGCGCTTGATTTCGGATCGAATTTTGTCGGGTGCTGTTGCCGATGGTGTCACGCTTCGGGAGCACTTTGATAATCGACTGGAAGACATCGGGGGCGGGGCTTACCTGCAAGACCTTTACGATAGCGCCGTATTCGGCCCGGAGGTTCGTGATTATGCGCGAATGGTCTCCGACATGCATATGCGTCGAAAGCTGATCGCGGCGGGGCAAACACTCATATCTGCGGCAGAAGTTGATAGCGGCTTGAATGCATTGGAAGCTCACGAGTCTATTCTTGAGGATGCCAGAGAGTGCCAGCCAAACCGTTCGTCTATTCAGAGCGTTGCTGAGATTGCCGACTGGTCTGTTGAGCGTGATGAGAAATTTTCGCTTTTGCCGACAGGGTTTCCAACAGTTGATCGGGAGCTTGGAGGCTTTGAGCGCGGGGCCTTGTCGGTCATTGCTGCGCGGCCAGGTGTGGGCAAGTCAGCCATTGCCGTTTGCATGATGGCCTACATGGCCCGCGAAGAGTCAGTCGGGTTTGTTTCGCTCGATATGAACGGCCGAGTTATCAATCAGCGTCTTGGCTGTTTCATGGCATGGGACGCAGGGCACCGCGTTCCTATGGTTGCTGACTTGCGCAAGGACTTTGCCAGCAGTGAGCAACGACAGTTGGTTGCTGATGCATTGAAGTCGCCGGCGGGTCAGCGCTGCTTCGTAGATCATCGCGGGCGCTTAAGTACGGGCGACATCAACCTGCAAATCCGAGAGTGGAAACGCCATCTAGCCAGAATGGGGCTGCCGCCACTTGGTGCGGTCTTTGTGGACCATATGGGCAAGGTCTACCCCAAGCAGCGCTCTGGCTCGCTTTATGAGAAGACATCGTATGCCTCGAATGAGCTTCTGGAGGTTTCCAAGCAGCACGAAAATCTGGCGACTATAGCGCTTGCTCAATTGAATCGAGAAACCGCCAAAGGCAAGCGTCGGCCGACAATTGCTGACCTGCGCGACAGCGGAAAGATTGAAGAGGACGCCTCGGCAATTCTGCTGCTGCATCGCGAAGATCTTTATCTGTCCCTAGACGCAAAGAACGAGGCCTTAGACGAAGAAGAGCGGGCAAAAGCCCAGCGAGAAATGCTCAAATACAAGGGCATTTTCGAGGTCATTATTGGAAAAAACAGAAACGGAGAGCCGGGGGCTGTAATGCTCAGCCACGCTATTGGCCATAATGTCATTCGCGACCCGATTCTCATGAGCGAGAAAAGGGCAGCAGCATGAGCCAGGCACGATATTCCGTTATCCCCACAGCAGCACTGGAAGACGAGCGGGTGTCAGCAACCGAGCTTCGAGTTTTGGCCGTCATTGGGTCTTTTCTCGACAAGGATTTGCAGGCATTTCCCAAGCAATCAACGATTGCTGAGCGGGCAAAGTGTAGTCGCCAGACGGTCAATAAGTCGATCAAGAATTTGGCCGACTATGGGTATTTGTCGATCATCGGGAGCGCAAAAGGCGGGCTTAAAAGAGCGCTCAGATACGCAGTAAATCTCGATGTCAAATTAGACGACATCGAGGCTGAATCTGTAATGTTTTCCGATGTCAAAAAAGGCGACAACGATGTCGCGAAAATTGACAACGATGTAAACCCCAGAGGCGACAACAGATGTAAAGCCCTGGAGTTGACAGCTATAGAAGATACCCAAGTTAAGATACCCACACACACCGCACGCATGAGCGTGCAAAGTGTTTGTGATGAAATTCTAAAACTCTTACCAGCTCGCAAGAAGGCGATGGCTCCACGAGACAGTTTGCCGAAGGTGGTGAAATCCATTCTCCGCAAGACCGACCCTGAAAGCCTCTTGGGTGCCGTCAGGGCCTGTTACTCGACTGAGCGACACACCGCAGAAGAGGGGCAGTACGCTCCAGCAATCTACACATGGCTGCAAAAGGGCGTCTGGAAGAATTGGCTGGATATGGCCGACGACAGCAGCGCCGAGCTGTCAGAGGATGAGTGGGCACAGGCGTTCCGTCACTACGTCGATGCTGGTGAGTGGTTGATCCCTGATGTCACGCCAGCTCCGCATGAGCCTGGCTGTCAGGCTCCCGCAAAGATGTTGCGACACGCCGCTTCACTCGTCAGCCGCTCGCTGTCTGAGGGAATCAATCAAAACCTGAAGGCGAGGGCTGCGTAATGGGCATGTATCGCAACGGTGTCTTGAGTGACGGAACGCAAGCTTGCATCACGGCGCGCTCTAAATTCTTCAGAGAGTGGTGTGAAAGCCCTATCGAGTTTGGGTTTGCAATGGTCTTTTCGGATCATGAGCGGGTTCAAGCGTTCGCGCCAAATGACGTGCCCGATGATTTTCATGAGAAGTCGGTCGTTTTCATCCCTCAGCTGAAAGTGGGGCGTTATCGCCTGGACTTCGCTGTCTTGTTCAAGGTTGAGGGCAGGGTTAAAAAATGGGCCGTCGAGTGCGATGGGCGCGAATGGCACTCATCAGAAAGCCAGATCGCTCGCGACAAGAAGCGAGATCGCTTTTTGATGCATGGCGGCTGGCGAGTGCTTCGATATGCGGGGCATTCGATTCACTACGGCGCGGGCGGGATGGCCGACCGCGTCCACATGGAAATTGACGCATTCCGCTCGGGGCAGGATTCCGCGTCAATTGAGCAATATTTTGACCCCGATCAGTTCGAAGAAATTGGCGATACGGAGGCGGCGCGCTGGTATCGCGAAACTAAGCCGCGCTCCTATCAAGCAAACATAGGGGAAGCAGCATGAAAGCTCGAACATCATACGGAAGATGGAGCGATGAATTTAAGGTGTGGTTACGCGAGCACTATCTTGATGGCGTCTCGTCTAGCCAGATCGCAATTATGGCGCACGAAGAGTTTGGCGTTTTGATCAGTCGCAATGCCGTGATCGGCCTTGCTCATCGAATTGGCGCTAACACCGAAAAGATCCGGCTCTCGCAGATCACGCTTTGCGGTCCAGCCTGGTCTATCCCCGAGGGTGAAAACATTCGGAGGGCTGCGTGATGGCGTATGCGGCGCGAAATCGAGAAGATGAGCTTGAGTATGAGATTGATCTTTTGAGGCACCGAATAGCTGGTCTGCTTGGCACCGAGCTAACGCCGATACTTGGCCTAAACGGCGCGAGATTCCGAATGATCCATCTGATCGCCAGCCAAAGCCCGATGACGACAACCGTAAATTCTCTAATTCATGCAATCACAGAGCATGAATTAGATCTGAGCCGCCCTACGAATAACGTCAAAGTGCATATGTCTCGCGCTCGGAAGGTCTTGGGCCCCGAGGGAATCGAAATCGAGACTATTCACGGCATGGGCTACCGGATGCCTGTTGAAAGCAAAGCCAAATGGCAAGCCCTGGTGGACCAAGCCAACGGGAGGG